CTGGCGTTGTACAGCAAACTTTGACACCTAAGGGTACCATGGAAGAGATTCCAATCCCTGTAGAGAAGTTGTTGGTGTTTGTGCACGAGCAAGAGGGTAGTAACTATCAGGGAGTAAGCGTTCTGAGACAAGCGCGCAAGGATTGGTTTATTAAAGAGCGCTTGCAGCGTATCAATACTGTAATGCTGGAGAAGAGAAGCGCAGGAATTGATGTCGTTAAACTCGGACAAGGTGCAACACCAGCTGATAAGACTGCCGCTGAATCAGCTGTTCGTACCATTCGTACTCACGAGCGGGCTTATATGGTTGAAACTGACTCCGTAGAGTATCGTGTAGAGGGTTTAGGTCAGGGTGGAATTGTCGATCCGCTTCCATCCATTGAGTACCATGACTTTATGATTCTTCGGGGTATCCTAGCGGAGTTCTTGGGTATGGGAGCAGGAGATAGTGGTTCGCTCGCAATGCACAAAGACAAGTCTAGCTTCTTCTTGATGGCACTGGAAGCTATTGCGAAGGATATCGCGTGGGTCGTTAATAAGCACTTGGTACCTCAGTGGGTTGAATATAACTGGGGTCCAATGCCAAAGTATCCGAAGTTCGTACATTCTCGACTTGACAGGAGAGATGTTGGACTTGTTGCTCAGTCACTTGCACAGCTTGCGACTGGTGGGTACATCACACCTACAGATGACGTTGAGGATACGCTCCGCGAGTTACTTGACCTTCCTGAGATTGCGGAAGAGGATCGCACACCAGTGCAGCAACCATTCAATCCTCTACCCAATACACCTGAGGAAGATCAAGAGAATCCTGCCTTACCGAATGGTAGGCCTCCAACACGTGGTATGAATCCAGAGACACGTAATAGTAACGCACAGAAGTGGTACAGATTAAGGAAGCAACGTACGCTGGTTAAATAAGGAGGAGTTATGCCTGAAACACGCGACTTCAAAGATGTCGAACTTGCACGAACAGGTTCGTTTAATGCAATAACTGGTCCGGTAACGCTTACTCGAAAGGACTTTGACGATGCAGAAGCTTCGTCTAAGGAACTCGCAGGAAGATTTGATCCTCCCCTCAAGCTTGGGCACAACGATAAGCAGAAGCTCCTTGAGGAAGACGGGTTGCCCGCAGCTGGCTGGCTGGAAAACATTCGGCGTGTGGGAGACCGCCTCCTTGCAGATTTTATGCGGGTTCCAAATGCGGTGGCTACGGCTATTGAAAACGGTGGATTCCGAAAAAGGTCAATAGAGGCCGCTCGTAATGGAGTATTCGTAAACAAGAAGTTTCCCTTTGTTATTACAGGTCTTGCTCTTTTGGGCGAAAACCTACCGGCAGTCGATTCGTTGGCTGACATTGAAGCGCTCTATGCAGCTGCTGAGATGGAGGAGCCAGATGACCTCAAGGGTGCGAAATCTCAACGCATCTTTATCCTAGCAGCTGAAGAGGAGGGCGATGACGTTAACGGCGACCCAGAACCAGAAGTAAAGAAAGGGGTGATCCAAGTGGAACTAACAGATTTGGCTAAAAAGTTTGGTCTTGCAGAGGATACCTCGGAAGAGGATATCTATAAGTTCATTGCAGAGCTGAGAAGCCGTCCGGAAGCCAAAGTGGACGATCCGGAGCCTATCCCAGCCGAGGCAGACGAACCCGCAATCGCGGATCCTGCAGAGGTTGCAGCAATGAGTAGGCAGATCGTCTCCCTTACGGAGAAGATTGCCCTCGGAGAGGCAACTACAGCGGTTGATGACGCCATCAGAGCAGGCCGATTCACACCGGCTTCACGCGTACAGCTGCTTAAGATGGCAGTTGGAATGCCTGAAGAGTTCACAGATCTGGTGAAGAATACACCGGAGAATATCATCCTTCTAGGTGGTGAGAAGGGCGTCGACGGTGACGAAGAGTCACTTGCTACGGAGTTCGCTCTTACTGCCGGTGAGATGGAGATCGCGGATGCGACCGGAGTATCCTACAATGACGTTGTGAAGCAGAAGATCGTCAATGCTGGTCACAAGGTCCCTCAAGGTATGTTAGAAGTCAACACCGAGAACTAACTGACGGGAAGAAGAAGTACCGTACAGAAGAAGGAGATGAACAATGGCAGTTTTGACTGCAGATCGAAATACAGATCAAAAAGATGTAACCCTAAAATCGTACCCATTAGCTACTGATATCGCCTATCACGGTGGTATGGCAGTCATCAATAGTGCAGGTTACGCAGCTCCAGCGTCTGATACAGCCGGTAACAGCCGTGTCATAGGCGTTTTTGACGAGAACGTTGACAACAGTGGCGGTTCAGCCGGAGATAAGAACGTGCGAGTCCGAAGTGGACGAGCATTTTCGTTGGTAGGTGTAGCACTTGCACAAACTGACCTGGGCAAGACCATGTATGTGGTCGACGACCAGACATTCGACGCCGATCCACAAGCCGCAGCGATCGTTGCTGGTACTCTAGTTGAGTTTATCAGCGCAACATCCGGTTATGTTTATATCTCTGGACCTGAATCAGGTTCTGGAGGCGACGTATTCGTTCAAGAGATCTCCATGCGTGTCCGCAATGAGACCGGGGGAGCTTTTGAAGCTGGTGACCTTGTAACCGCACAAGCATACGACCAAACTGAAGATCGTTTTACCGTCGTTCTTGCTGACCGCGACTCACAGGGACTAGCTGCACAAGAGCTTTGGGTAATGCGCGAGGCACTCGCAAATGCCACTAACGGTACTGCGTACAAGACCTACCGCGAGACAGCTCAAGATACTAGCGGTGGGACTGAAGGTGACCCAGTCTACTTGTCAGCAACTGCTGGAGACTGGACTCGCACAGACGCAACAGACGCTGACCCGAATGGTGTAGCCCGAGTAATTGGGTACATTGCAGTCGTCCACGCAAGTACAGGTGAAGTTGAAATCAACTTGCAAGGCGGCGGTATTCACCAGTATGGTACCAACGAGATCCAAAACACTGCTATCACCACCGCTAAGTTAGCAGCTGCTAACGCGTACACAAGTACTTCACCGACAGGTGCTGGTATTGGTTACGCAACAGGCGCTGGTGGAGCTGTCACACAGGCTACTAATAGAACCACAGGCGTGACGCTAAACACCCTTACGGGTACCATTACAACCAACAACGCTTCATTGGCTGCAGAGGCAAGTGCGGACTTCATCGTAACCAACTCAACAGTTGCAATCGGTGATGTCGTCATCCTAAGCATCCAGTCAGGTGAAAATTCCGGTGGTACTCTGGTAGGAGTACAGGATGTGACTGCTGGTACCTTCGCCATCCGCGTACATAACGGTAACGCTGCATCAGGTACTGCAGAGACCGGAGCAATTCTTATCAACTTTGCAGTCATCAAGGCTGTATCAGCATAAACCAGAATAGAGGCGGAGGTTAGTTAAACTAGCCTCTAGCACTCGGAGAGGATATCATGACAGTCGTATCAAGTCAATTTCTAGAAGGGGTACTTACAAACTTCCAAGCCCTTTTTGCTCGCGAGTTTCAAGCCGCCTCTGCTTTGCAGGGATGGAGAGAACTTGCAATGCCGATCAGCTCAGATGGTGAACAAAATACTTACGAGTGGTTCGGTACGGTTCCGTTGATGGGAGACGTAACTCATGGCAGCCCAGTCATTAGCGGGCTCAATGAGTACAACTTCTCCGTTGTCAACTCGGATTTCCAGGCAGTCATCGAAGTCCAGCGAAAGGCTTTGGAGCGTGACAGGTTAAACCTGATTACTCCACGTATCCAGCAGCTTGGCCAGGAAGCAGCAATGCATCCAGGTCGCTTGATCTTCAACCTGTTTGAGACACCCGGGAATGCTTTTGACGGAGCAGCGTTCTTCGCGAATACTCGCGTAATCGGCGCCAGTGCCAACGTTGACAACATTCTTGTCGGTACTGGTACTACCGTCGCACAGGTTCAAACAGACTTAGCAGCTGCTCGAGCCCAAATGAGGTTGTATCAGGACGATCAAGGACGTCCAATGAACCTTATCGGGAACACCATTGTTGTCCATCCTGACATCGAGCAGATCATGTGGCAAGCCCTTAACGTCCAGCAAGCGGGTCTGCAGAATAACAGTGCGATCCCTGCCAGCATCAGCGGTGTCTTCTCGGGCCAAAGTTACCGTATCGTGGTAAACCCACAGCTCACAGACGCTAATGACTGGTACTTGCTCCACATTGGTGGACCAGCTTTCCGTCCATTCGTCCTTCAGACAGAGAAGATGCCGGTATTGGAGTCGGATACGAACCCGGATACACGGGAGAATATCTTGAACCGTGACTTCATTTATTCTGTCTACGGGCGTTACGCAGTCGCCGTAACGGATCCAAGGTTGGCTATTCGGACGACCAACTCGTAGCTTCATAGCTTTACAGCGTGATTGACGTCCGGTAGAAGTGGTCGGAGGGGGAGTTTAGAACTCCTTCTCCCTCTCCGGCCCATTGCAAAGAGGAGAGTAGAATGGCATACGCAACGAATACAATGGTCAAGCGGGATTTAGGAAGATTAGATACATCTGCTTCCTCTCCTATTACGGATACAGAAGTAACATCAATCATTGCGGAAATTGATAGTCAGATAGATGCAGTACTAAAAGGCGTTGGAGTAACACCAGTTCCAGTAACTGCAGCTGATGACTCGGTTTTTCATGCGTATCTAGTTTCAGTATCAATCTGGGGTTCAATGGCTTCAGTGCTTCGTGCATTGCTCCCAGGACCTCGCCCATCTAACAGATTGACGACAACACCATCTTGGGAGTTCTGGCAAGGTAAGTATACGGATGCACTAGAGCAGTTCAGACTAGGGAATGATATCCCGTCAGCAATGTTAGGCGACGTAACGCATGCGTCTAGTTACTTTACCAACCACCAAACTGCGGAAGCAACTCTTGGAGCCTTAGAGGGAGCGCACTTGTTCACTGTAGATGACCTAGGTGAAAACCCATGGTAACAATACGCGTTACGGGTGGTACGAGAGCTCAGGCGGCGATTACAAGAATTGTTAGTCGTCTAAAGGACTTTCGTCCAGCTTATCGAACTATGGCACGTTTCCTTGAGGGAGTATTAAGCGACCAGTTTGATTCACAGGGAGCTCGTAGTGGTCGTCAATGGGCAGCACTAAGTCAGAAGTACGGTGCATGGAAGGCTAAGAGGTATCCAGGCAAGGGGCTCCTTGAGAGAGAAGGAACTTTACGTCGTTCTCTTACGAGTGGCACGAGTATTCATGCAGTACGGGAGATCGGAAGGAAGAGATTCGTATTTGGTACAACAGTACCATATGCACCCTTTCATCAGGAGGGCGGTGGTAATCTTCCACAACGAAGGTTGATTGACCCCACCACTGGTGACAGGAAAGAAATGAGTGAAATCGTTCGTCGGTATCTAACGAGGTAAGAGATGGCAATTCAATTAGTTGAAGGGTTAATAGACGAGTTAATTGCACACCTTACTAGTGATATGCCTGCAATATTGGATGCAATCGATACTCAGTATGGAGACGGTGTTACACTATTAGACCCGACGTATAGTAAGGCGGATCCAGAACTACCTGAAGGTTCTGAGGTCTTTGACACTACAATATTCGTTATCGCCGCAGAGAGTGATTTGGGTATGTGGCGACAGACAACAGTACTTGCGGAGCACGATGTCGTTCTTTGGTTAGTCACGTCAGATATTGCTCCGGAGGATCTTCGCAAGCGTGCATATCGTTACGCGTTAGCAATCTTTCGTACGTTGGTTGCGGGTCACTTTGATAGCAGCATTACCTGGAATATGATAGGAACTCCGAATGTTGACTTTGGAGTGATCCTCACTGAAGGCGATGTCGCATCGGTCGATATGCGATTCTTAGCAAGGTTTACAAAGCAGGAGGAAGCCTAATGGCAACTAAGGTTAAGGTGTTAAGGGATCTGGTATTCCCGTCTGATGCGGCAATCCGTACACGTCTACGTGGCGGAGAAGATATACCATTTGAGGCACGTGGAGCGTTCACTGAAGTCACAGCCGGTACGGTAATGACTCCCCCAGTGGACCTGGTAGACTCTTGGATAGCCAATGGGTTGGCAGAGAGTTCCAAGGCTGTCGCCGACGCGTCTCCCCAGATAGAGGAGGATGACGGCAATGGCAACTAAGGGTAGTGGGGATGTAGGATTTCTACTTATCGCAGGAAGAGATATTGAATCTCAGCTGCTTACCATCACGGATACAAACGAGCGTGATGTAGACCGCAGTGATGGTTTGAGTGCTTCAGTAGACTCTTATCAGGACCTGGGTGTTGATAGGATGACTCTGTCACTAGAGGGTCTTCTTAATACTGCTACAGGAGAAATCGAGGACGCTCTTAAGCTTCAGGATGAGCAAGTCATCGTATACGCTCCGGTCGGTAATGCGATTGGAGACCCGTTCATAGGTATGAATGCCGTACAAGAGACTTTCAAACGAAACCCTGCACAAGGTCAATTGACTCGAGTATCCGCGGAATACAAAACTTCGGAGTTTGAAGAGGGTGTTGTTCTTGCACCACACACAGCAAGGACAACTGAAGGACCGACTGACACAACTCACCTAG